GTCTTTCCTTGGTAATCTATCGTAACCTGGTCCTGCTCCGTGATCGTGATATTGTCCGAAAAGACTATGATCCCATCCTTGAAGTTCGGATAATAATCAGTGCCCTCTACAAGCGCGATATCATTCTTTCTGAGGCCGGTCACGACTTTGACGCGACCATCGTGGAATTTAAACTTTTTCCTTTGGGCCTCATCGATGCAATAAAGAAGGCCATTTGTGACCGGCCCAAAAAGGATAGGCAGAACCGTCCCCTCAAGTGCGGCTGCCATCATCGGATAATTCTTTCTCCAAAGTTTATTGAACGGAAGATCGACATTGATTGCCTCTCGAGAATCGACAAGGTTAAAAACCATCTCCTTATCGTTCAATTCGTGGGAATCGATCAACGCCGAAAAGAAGTTTTTGAATTGGGCATAAGTGAAGCTAGGCTTTCCGATTTTCACCCTAACAAGGGCATTTTTCCAAACATAGCGATCGAACTTCTTGTCAAAGAAATGTTCGCCTCCAACGGAGGCATTGAAAAGTTTTATCGTGCCGGAAGAAATCGTGAAGGCACCCTCATAGTAAGGCTTTATTTCTTGAGATATATCAGGAATGTTCTCCGCCCGCAAGAATGGGAAATAATATTTATCATTGAAGGTGATATTTCCATCTTGATAATTCGTGAAGTAGAGCCAGAAAGAACCTTCTATGAAAAAATTTATGGGATCGATTCCGCCGGAAGTATGAATATATAGTACCCTATTATAGAAATCAAAATAAAAACTTGATTCTGCCTCGTTCACTTCCGTGATTGAAGTTTTTTTGGAATAGGCCTCGCCATTTTCCCAGACCGCCTCAAAGTCGATCCCCCGGTCCAGGATTGAAAGCTCATAAGTATTTCCGCTACCTTGATTGAATCCCAGAAGTCTCATTTTTGGCCGTATCTCTACAAGGAAGATAGGCTTGATCTTTGGGTTTCGGATAAAAAGCTCGAAATCGCTTTCTATATATTGACTATCCGTTATTTGGCTGACCGGTTCACAATAGTCTGAATTTCCCACGATCGTATAGTTCCGGACCTTGAACCAATATTCAGTTCCAGGAGAAAGTCCAGTAGCAAGATATTCCGTTATGCTTCCATCGATTTTTGCGATTTCTGTATAATCAGTTCCATTCAAAGATTTCTCTATTTTATATCCGGCAGCTCCTGCGGCATCTGTCCAGGCAATTCGAATTTTCGTGTCCGTATGATCCACGACATGAAGGCCGGTTGGCGCGGCAGGATCGCCCATCGTCCAGGCCGAAACTGCCTCTGAATAACTTGCATATTGATCGCCTTGCTTCGGCCTCACGCGATACCAATATTTCGTGTTTTTTTCTAGACCGGAATCCCGGTAATATTCCACATTTGGAGGAAGAAAGACGACCTCCGCATATTCTCCACCATCTGGTTTGCGCTCTACACTATGACCATCTTCCTCGGACGAGTTGTCTTTGAAGGTGATCTCGATTTTCGTGTCGGAAAAAGGAAAAGCCTGCAAATTTGTAGCTTGAGCAATTGCCGCCAACGTCCGGGCAGATGCTATATTTGAATAATCTGAATAGCCCGCCGAGTTATGGGCACGTACCCGGTAATAACGAAGTTGATCAGAGCCAAGACCTGTGCGCTCATAGTGCGTGACATTCTGCCCGACGGTCGCAATATCCAATGTGAAATCAACACCATTCAAACTTTCATCTATATGGTAATCATTCTCGTAAAGTTCATTGTCCTGCCAGTCCAGGTTAATCTGTGATGTGCTCACGGATTGTGCCGTGAGGTTCGACGGTGCGTTCGGCGGATAGGCCGTATAGATCCGCACTTCGTTCGATGGGAGGGACTCGACAAATGTCGGGATTCCGGTATATTTGAAGGCCGTGATTTTATAAGTATACCAAGTCGAGGCGGAGACGCTGTTATCTATCCAGGTTTCTATGTTGGGTCCGATGGTTTTGATGATCCCGCCGTCTCGATAAATACTGAATCCTACCTCATCGGGACTATTATCCTTCCATGTAAGTTTCACTGATGTGGGCGAAAGGCAACTTGCCTGCAACTGGGAGGGCGACTGGAATCCAATAAAACACCATGCCTCATTCGAATAGTCGGAATCAGCCTCATGAGGACTGCCCAAATAAGCATAAATTCGGTAATTATAAATATGTCCAGCCTCCGCCCAAACATCTATGGCCGAAGTCTTATTGCCAGCGATGTGGAGGCCCCAGTCATCCAAGGACTGCCAAGGTCCCCAATCATCCTGGCGTTCAATATAAATCTTTGAGTAATAAGTCAGGCGATTTGACCAAGCGAGCTGGATTTTGTTCTGCGAGAGCATTGTCGCCTTAAGATTGTATGGTTCCCTGAGAATAGTTATCCCGTCCCAGATGTCGGAGAATGGTCCCCAATTTCCTTGGATCTTGTACCGGACCTTATAAAAATAGCAATAGCCGCTGTGAATATTATTTGTATCAACATAACTTGATTGACCGGTCCATTCCCAAAATGCTATGCGGTTCCAGTCGCTTTCCCCGGCGACTCTTCTTTGGACTTCGACAGAATCCGGCGTCTCGGTATTTGTCCAAGCCAACTCGACATAGCTATAGGATATCCCGACTTGATGAAGATTCGATGGAGCTATGATTGTCGGCGTAGTATCATGGGCCTCGTTTGAATAGGCCGAATAGACATAGTTTGGATCGTCGCGGTATCCCCTGACCCGGTAATAATAGGTCGTGTTAATCGAAAGGCCGATATTTTGATAAGATGTTGGTGACCCGGTAAGGAAGACAATCTCCTCCCATGTCCCCCCTGAGCCCTTTTTTCTCTCGATATTTACCCGCGAATATGGGCCATTATTTGTCCAGGCCAAATCTATGCGCGAGCAGTTGATGGCCGAGGCCGAAAGACCGCTAGGGCTATCGAGTAGCGTCGCCTCATCTGGTTCATTAGAAAATGCACTCCACTCACCATTTCTTTTGCCTCGCACGCGGTATTGATATCTCGTGCCTTCGGCAAGGTTTACACTCTGATATGTATTGTCTGGCCAGTCGACTGTTGCGATATGGGACCAACTCCCACCTGGGAGTCTGCGGTTGATATAAATTCCCTCATTATAAGAGGTACCATTTGTCCAGGCTAGGTCAATCCTGGTTGTTGAGATAGGTGTGAGGTTGAGTCCATACGGGGAGGCTGGAGCAGACATCACAAGACCTCGCGGATGACAAGTCCCCAGTCCCAGTTATCAAAGTTCTGGTATTGCGGGTCGACGAGTTCGACGTTCTGGACCCAATAGGAGTTTGTGTTCGGTGCCTCATAATCCAGGCAGATCACGAAGGCTTTCGATATTTCAACTTCATCAAAGAAGGCTAGAACTGCATCTTTGGAGGATGTTCCAATTCCCTTGAACGGAAGGTTCCACTTGCCGAGGACTGGCTTCTCCTGGGCATAGGAGACAAGGGAATCCGAGAAATCCAAAGAGGAGAAAGACTCCTTTCCTTCGCTATAGGACTTGGCTATACCTTTTTCGATCTCCCACCAGTAGCCAAGTATGATGTGGCCAATCTGGATGAAACTCTGGGCATTAGTCGGATCCGAGACGCGGATTTTGGCATAGCGGTTTGTAACGGAGCTCAATAGGAAAAAAAAGATGTTATAAAGGTTATTTGTAATCTCGGTTTCCGTCAGATCTTCGCTGAAAATTTCATTGCTGGCCGTGATAAGCGTGATTAGAACATTTTCTTTTAAGCTGATATTATCAAGGCTACCGTTAAAGTCCGTTGATGGTGTGAATGCGATCACGGCCGTGGAGGTTGCTATTACATATTCTGTATAGGTTCCATTTTCGCTTTTGGCTGCCCCGGACACGCCTCCGAAGGACATTATTAGAGTTCCGGCAGTCATGGCACCTATCATATAGGTAATTTTATATTTTTTTCCGACGATTGCCGGCCTACTGGCTTGCGATAAGGCCCCGGTAGATCCCGCCGTGTGCAGTGCCGTTCCGGCAGACCATGCCCAATTCGCGCCCGACCATCCGGTCAAATCGGTAGCGAAATCGCCGTTGACAATTAACTCGGGACCAAGATTCTGGCTGATGTTGTGGCCAAGGATTCCGACGAAATTTATTTCCTTGCTTGATCCCAGGTCATTCGATGCGTAGGCGCACGGATAATGGATCCGCTTATAATCCGAAGTATATGTCGTCCCGCCGGCATCATCCGCCAAATCTGAAAATCCGCAGACATCTGAGATGTCAATTTCCTTATTTGTCCCGGTATTCCAGAGCAAGGAGAACTCTGACTCGGCCGAGATTGTGAATTTGCCAGTGCTTTCTGAATAAGTCACAACATAGGTAAGCGTTCCAACCATCCTCATTATGAATTGGATTTCGGCGGCGAGACTCGCACCCGTAAAATATTCCGGATATCCCCCATTAAACGTCGCGGTGAGCTCCGGTCCGGAACCTTCTTTGAAATTGAGTTTATTGCTTAGCTCCGTAAGCATAAAAAGGCCATTGCCCGATCCCACGCCATATCTTGTGCGCCAGAACTGGAGAAGTGTATCAACCTGAGTGTCCTCTACGGGGAATTGAGGATGCTGGCAGCACTTATCGATGATTATCCCCTTTCTCCAGAAATCATCATAGATGATGCGGGGCTTTTTCATTTTCTCACCTCGTCCTTATTGCCTTTGGATGGATGCGGAGGGTTCCCAGGTCGGATGTCTTCTCAACGATTTTGATGACCCTTTTTTCGAATAGTTCCCCTCCCAGATAAACATCGAGATTGATCGTCTCGCTTTTTCTCCCGTCGCCGCGACCGCCCAGATAATTGTTGATCGTCTGTTGATTGAGCGGGATGACCGCCTCGGGGCCCCGCTCGCCGATCATACCCATAGTTGGCCTGATCACGATTCCGCCTTCCTCGAAGGCTCTGATCTTCGCGAAGAGTGCCGTCACCAGGGCAATCGCCCCGCCGACCGCCCCAATATTGAATGGGAAGGGCAGTTTCATGACTGATTTTATGAGAGATGATAGGGCCGACATTTTATCTGCTATCCACTGGCGGCCCACCTCCATGATCGCATCCATCGCCATCTTCCGCATGGCTCCGCCGATCTCGTTCGCATAGGTAGTCACCACAAGCCCCATGCCCTCGAAAAGGTTTTTATGTCCAAGCCCTATTTGGACGAATTGATCACCTAAATCTACCTTTAAATTTTCAAAGGCCTGGGCGGTCCGGCTATTGTAATCCACGATATATCCGTAATTTTTCTCAAGGAGATCTCCCCATTGCTCGTAAGTTGGTGCTATAGATTTTTCGTAATCATCTTGCCATTTTTGAGCCATATCATGCTGAGATTTCTCAATATTTTTATCCATCTTTGACAATTTATTGAAATCACTAAGTATATCTTGAATTACTGTATTCTCGGTTTCTCCCATGTCTTCAAAACTAAATCCTATATCTTCTATAATATCAACAAAAGTCATGTTTTTTTTGATCGCCGCATCTATTGCATCAGCAAAAGATTTTGTGCTAACTTCTGTAAATTTTAATTCCGGAATTAAATGCTCTAAAGCTTTGGAGGTTTCTTTTGTGGTCGCTTCCATACGCTTAAATTTTTCATTCAGATACCCGCCTGATTTTAAAGCTAATTCTTGGGCTGCATTTGCTTTTTTCATCAAATCTACATAATTCGCCATTGTTGGATGTAAAAAAAGAAATGCTTTTTCAAGTTTTTTAAAAAATCCTTCTGATTTATTTGTTTTATCTGTAACATCAGCCATCGTTTTTGAAAGAAATTTTATGGTCGTATTAAGTATCTCGCTGCCTAAAATAACTCGTCCTATTGCCTCCTTAAATTCACTAAATGATTTAGATAATTGGGTTATTGATCCGCCAAATGTATTAACATCGCCTTCGGCTCTTTTATAGAATGATCCAAGTTTATCGAGCAAAGCAGCCCTTTTCTCTTCCAAGGTTCCCACGTCTGCAATTTTGATTCCATATCGTCCTAAAGCCGCAAAATTGCCTTCCATTGCTTTGGCTACCATCATCGTGGCACTTTGTAAATCTATTTTCAGAACGCTTGCCAAACCTGCAGCACCTTTGACGGCCTGATCGATTCCCTTCTGGTCAAGATTCGTCAACTGAAGGAGAAGTGTTTGAGAGGCTTCAACCTGTTCATCTGTAAACAGCGTTGCTTGTTGCATCTGATTAGCATATTCAAGGAAATGCTTTTTATTTGCATCAACCTCTCTTCCTGTTATAGCAAGAGTATTTGCCAGCGCTGCTTCAGTTTGTTCCGCTTCAATACCTTGACCGACGCAATCTTTCATGAATCCGGTTAATTTTGAGACTGCTTGGGAAGCAGCATGATAGGCAGCAACTCCGGCCACTATAGCTCCAGAAAGAGTGCCGAATGAAGTTCCGGATTTCTTCCCCTCCTCCCCGAGGTTTTTGACATCGCCCTCGAATTGCTTGATAGATGCCTGGCCGGTGGCGGTATCGACTATCACTGTGAATTTAATATCAGCCATTTTTCTTTCTTTCCATCTCCAATTTTATTTTTTCATTCTGGATTTTCTGTTCTGTCCTGTGGACTATAGTCATCGCCCTGAGGAAAATTTCCCTATCCACGCCATCAAGCTTCAGGTCCTCAAACAGTCCCGGCATAAGGCCGCAATCTAAAGTAAACTGGCTGATATTGCCATAATACCAATTAAGGGCCGCAACCTCGAATCTTGAGAGTCCTCTGAGGCTTTCCTCCAGGATGCAGTTCGCACAGTTTTTCTTCTGCTCCTCCGGCTCGCCCACCTCGTGGCTATGCTCCTCGGTCAGCATGTTCCAAAGTTCGAGCCGCAGCCCGAGGTAGGCCTCTAATTTTTTAGGTAGTTCCCGATATCCGCTGCATATTCAAAAAGTGCAAAGAAGAGACTTCGTTTCTGGCCAGCAACCATGGTCCCAAAAAGAATCTTGAACGATGTGAGGTACTGGTACTTGATCGCCTGCGAGCATGGGAAGGGCAGATTCCATTCCTGAATCGCATCCAGGAGCGTGAGTGCTGCCCCGTCTGAGATCGAGATGGCATCGCCGGATTCCTTCGTGCGCGCAAAGGGCAGCACGAGTGCGGGGTTGATTGGCGCAATTTTAACCTTAAGGGTCGGCGGGTTCAGAACCGGATTCACCTCGAGTTCAAATGTCAGCTCCTCCGATATGGCCTTGATCTCCTTGAATTCCATATTGCCTCCCTAATCAAGATATTTTGTCGTTCTTTCATTCTGAATATCAATCTGCACCGGTTTCGTGATTCCCGTCATGCCTTCCGGGTCCTCATCGGCCTCAAGTGCCCTGAGCACCAGCTTCGCCGGGATGATGTTTGCATCTGGGTATTCAATATCTTCAATCTTGAGCCGCGGGAACTGAAACTTGAAGTAATAATAAAGATCTGTCTCGATCTCTCCGCCAGTGAAGATAATATTCGCCTTCTTCTCGTTTTCAGCCTTCCAGTCGGCAAAATAAGTCTTGTTCGCCTCATCCATCCTGTTGAATTCGAGCGTAAGTTTGACTGTCGGTTTGTCGGTCTCTCGGGGTTCGACTATATACTGCGAACCGGCAGCATATGCAGCATCGACTTTCCGTTCTATCTCAAGCACTAGAGATTTAGGCCTGATCAAGTCATCGTCGTCAAAGTCTTCGCCGGTCTGTTCATTAAGATGGAAAATGCCCTGACGCCCCAGCACACGATTATGCTTGTCCGCCCAAGTTATATCATCCATCGCCTCGATGATGCCGGAGTCATCGATTACTTTGTCACCTCGGCAAGCAACTGTGAGTTTGACCACGCCCCCAGCGATTGTAAATGTCAACTTATGCGGCTTGACGCTCGGAACGACATGGATTTTGTCGAGTTTTTCTGTCGCGTAGGTCCCAAAGAGTCCGAAGATGGAATCCGCCATCTCGATCGTGTGGAGATATGTTCCGGCCCCTTGTTTAGTTCCTATATCGGCCAAGCCCATGACCATTGCGATCAAAGTGCCAAGTGTTTCATAACGTAAGTCAAAATCAAGATTGAAATCGACCGCACCATAATCACCATGATCCAAGTCATGCTCGAATGCCGAGATAGCCGCCTCATCCTCGAGTGGCGGGATTTTAAGGATTGGTGCCCCCGCATTCAGGGGATAAATTCCACTTAGGAGTACATTCACGTCAATCTCCGTGCCCCAATCCTCTGCCTGTAAAAAGGCCGCCTTGTTTAACCTTTTTTCTATGTCTGCCATTTATGCCTCCATTATTTCCTTATTAGGTTTCTTTAATTTTATTTTTGATTCATTATTTCGGAGAAGATGGCTTCCCGTCTCCGGTTTGACTTGACAAAATCGCGCCAAAATTGCTTCCTTTTCCACTGAGGCCATCCCATCTTTTTCATTGTCCTGTCTATGCCAATAAGAACAACTACGGCTCGCCTTATCTTCCTGTGAAACAGCCAGTCTTTGATTCTTCGGATCATTCAAAGCTCCCCATAGGTGCCCTCAATCATGACGCGGATCTGCTGATCGAAAAAACCGAATCCTTCGAGCGAGAGATAGCCGTTGTCCGTGTCCGGCGATTTCTCGATTCTGACCTCATCCGCTAGGGCTCCTAAGGATCCCGCGGCGGCACTCTTGGAATCAACGTCGATCGCCTTCCTTATGTCTCTTATGGCCTGCTCGAGCTTTGTCACCGTGTCCGAATTATCCTGCACATAGCCCTTCACATTCACATAGAAATTTTCGGTATATAGATCGGGGACGCCCGAAAGCTCCACAGCTCCGCCGGAGTCGGTGAACACCATATAAGTCGGGAACCCGTGGCATTCGTTCCAGTGTTTGAATCGTTTCACCACTTCAAAAGGTGTGAAGAAATAGTTACTCCCGGCGACGATCGCCGCTAGAACGGCCACGACCCTGTCGATGACCTGAAGTCTGAGCGGATTTGTCGGTGCACCCATCTTATTCTCCTTCCGCTATCATTTCCTTGATGATCTCCTGCGGATTGAGTGCCTGCTTTAAATCGACCGAACATTCGTCCATAGTCCTTGATAGCCAGTACCTCGCCGGTATATTCACTTCAGGTTTGAGTAAGAATAGTGGTTTGAATCCCTGGCCAGCGATATTCTGAATCATTATTTTGTTGCCCGCCTTTGACGTTATAACGGCTGTGTTAGGATAATCCCTGGCACGGAGATGGATGCCGGGAAAAGGAATTGTCAGATATTTCTTTTTGGCTTTTATTATCCCCCCTTCCTCGTGGATCCTGGCATAAACCACTTCTTTCGTTGGGGGGATCCCGGTACCGATGACGGTTTGGATGGAGCCGCCCATATCCGTCGTCCTCTGGCTGATATTCCGCCGCAACTCGCCGCTTTTCCGGCCGCTTCGATATTGCCCCAAAATGGTGCCGCTCACATTCCTGATCGCCGCCTTGACGACCGCCGCACCGTAGCCGGTCATTCGCCTGACAAGTGGCCTATTCATGGTCTTGAGTGCATTAAGTTTCCTTTGGCCTTCTGGAGTTATCTCGATGCCGAATTTCATATTTTTATTCTCCGGTAGTTGTCAAGGATCGCCATCTCCTCCTTATCAAAAAGCACGGCCTCAATTACATTCACGGAGCCGTCCGGAAACGACCTCGAGGTTTCGCCCCATCCCTGCGTCCTGGCCTCTTTCCATGCCCGGGCAATCTTGTGATAGCACATGAGCTGCAAGTCCTTCGGCATAGTCGGCTCCTCGTCATCATCCGCCTCGACTGTGTATCCAGCCGTATAATTTACGATAATATTGTTCGATCCCTTCATCCAGGTCCCGTTTAGCTTCTCGAGTATGCCACTTGCAGCATGGAGGCTAAAATCTTCATCCTCCGTGAGCTCCACGCCATTCTCCTCGATGGATGTCAAATCCGTCACCGGCCAGGCTGGTAGGCAAAGGAAAGTCAGGCCATTGCCACTGATTGGGGCATCCTCATATTCGGCTTCGACTAGGCTTCGACCCAGTTCTTTTTGAATGACCTCGGATATCGCGGAGATGAGTTGTCCCAAGAGGTCATCAAATTCCTCGGCATTATCTGGCAATCTGAGATAGATTTTCAAGTTATCCAAGGTGATGATGTCGCTCATTTCTTTCTCTTCGCCTTCTTTTCTGGGGGACCTTCGAGAATTTTATCCTGCTCCGCTACTCCTACGGCCAGCCAGCTCAGGGCCGTGGACTCGTCGATATCCTCTCCGACCCTCAGGACTACTCCTATAGGGAAACTCCTCTTCGAGTTCGCCAGATTTCGCAGGATGCGGATTTTTTTAATTCCGCCCATTCTAAAATCTCCTCTATGGAGAAATATAGAGGAGAGCCGCAGCCCTCCTCCGAATATTCATCTTTTCTGCTCTCTCATGGAGCGATCATCAGATAAATGAAACAGGAACCATAATTGGATTTCGTGCAGGGAATGACATAGCCCGCAATTTGCGAAGCCAAAGGAACAACAGTACCAGATGATTTGGTTGTCCGGATTCCGCCTTCGACCGAGAACACAACGGTCCGATCATTCGGCCCATTATTGCCTGGCCATTCTGTTGCTCCGCCAGTATAGTGGCCGTGGCCCGGACCCCAGGTCTGGACCCAACCGAATCCACCGGCGGCGTGGAATGCGTGAGCGTAACCAACAAACATTTCAGAGCCTGATTCAGAATGCCCTGATTTGCAGACTAGGGAATAGGGTGATGGGTAGCAATCGACCGTAGCTACGGGTACGCAGGTCAGCGGATAATCGAGTGTGAGCGTGATAGAGACGGTGTTTCCGACTGTAGAGGCGATGATCTTTCTGAACTGATCGTGATTTAATGCGCTCTGCGCAATAGCCGGATTCCGATAGATCAGGCAGTATCCGCCCTGATAATAATTTATTGGGCGATTTGAAGCACTGTGAGTATCAAGAACAACAAGGGTTTTGTCTCCTATTGCGGGGCTGCCTCCAACGGCAACTTCCGCCCCATCATCGGGAATGATATTCCCATTGACGAGAGCATAGGTCAACTCATCGACATCCGTGTGGAATCTGGCATAGCGGTATGCCTGGTCTCCGATGACCAATCGGGTACCGATCTCGAAATTCTGTACTGTTGAAACTTCGTGAGGGTCCTGCCACTTTCCGCCCCCCAGCATTTTCCCATCCGAAATGAGATGATCGAGTTTGCTTCCAGTTGAGAACCTTTTAGGAATATAGTGTGTTTTCATTTCATCCTCCTCATGTATGCTCTTTCAAAATCCGGAGAGCATCCGGACGAATAACCCCACCGCCGACTCTGAATGACGCCAGGAGACCGACCAGTCCTGCGGTAGCATAAATTTCGACTAACCGCTGAATAGTCATGCCTGACCGGTCAAGAATCCTGTAGCCGGCCTTAAGGTCGCCAAATATGGCGATATCGCCTCCGGTAGATGCGCCGAGGGCAGGAATGTCCTCCTGGTTCTCGAGTGGATATCCAGCGAAAGATGCCGGCTTTCCGGCCTGTACCGATGGTTGCCACAAATATTGGTCGTCATCATCTTTGAGCTTTCTAAGTGCAAGTTCTGTCGTGGATGGAACCAGATAAATCCCATTTTTTCGATATTGTGATGGAACTGCATAAGCTAGATCGAGCATATCATCGCAAGCGATCACATCAGGTGCGGCGCTTGTGACTCTTGTTACAACCGAACCATTCAGGATTCCCTCTGGCTGTTGGTTTGTGTGGCCTGTGCCATTGATAAAAGCCGTCTCCTCGGTCTCTGCTCTTGCTCTGCTGAATGAATCAACTATACCTGGTTCGATTGCCACGTCCGTATCGGCCAACTCGTCCTTGCCGATCTTGGCAAGGCCTTCAAGATCTTCGACATATTGATGATCTTCAGATGGCACAACGGTTGTCTCAATCGGCTCCCCTCCCAGTTCGAGTTTCCCCCATCCCATCTGCACTTCTGTCAGACTCCGGCGTCTGATTCTATCTCTGCCGATTGCTCTAACTGTGGCGTATTGTCGGATGACGTTAATTTTAGGCAGTGACCTGTAGATCTCCGCCTCTAGTTCCTCGGGGATGAGGATCTGGCCGGCCGCATCCGAGACGAGGGCTTTTTTCTGTAGTCCCTTGAGATAGTTGGCTGCTGCCTCGTCAAGTTTCATTTCTCCGGTTCGCAGGAAATTGAACCATGCCGCCTTGTATTCTTTCGCGCCTGGGACTTCCTGCTTTAAATCCTGGCCATCGAAAAGTTGCGGCCTCTTTACGATCGTCTCGAGCTGGTCTATCCGGGCATTGAGTTTTGTTTCCTTTTCCTTCCATTCCGCCTCCGTGATATGCTTTTTGCTTTTGAATTCCTCATAACCCTGCCGAAGTTCGCTGACGATCTGGTTCAGTTCTTGAATTTTTTGTTCTGGCATTTTCATACTCCTCTTAAATTTTGATTAAGCTTTTTAAGCTCATCAATGTTGATTTCGGATAAGTGGTCTTCCGGCTTGTCCGTTTTATCCTGCGGCTTCCCGCCTTTCTGAGTGTCCTCATCGGACGGCTCAGCAGTTTCGAGAAGTGCATTAAGAATCTTGACGGCTTCTTCCGCCAGATTCTTTTGTTCATCGGTTAAATATATGCAACAGGAACCTTTCCAAGAAATGATCTTTGAAAGGATTTCTTCCATGCCTTTTTCTCCGGGCCATGCGCCTAAACATTCATGGTGTAACCAAGCGCAAAAACTTTCTTTGTCTCCTGGATCAAAATCCCCGAAATTTTTATCCATACATCTTGTAAAAAAACCAGGATCATTCCCGATTGAAGCACATAGACCTTCAAGAAGTCTTGCTGGGATTTGTTTGAGGTCTATCTCTTCCATTCCGTCCTTTTCCATAAGTTTAATAACTTCTGGAAAGGCAGATTTGAGTTGATTTTTTTTAATAATCATGGATGTTCTCCTTTTTCCACGAGCTGGCTCAAATTGGCCGCCGTGATCTTTACAGTGATTCTTGGCTTCTTCCTCAGACCAAGTCTCCTTGGGATATCTATATGAAATATCTTCAGAGGTATCGCCTTTATAACCAATAAGAACAGAATATTCTTTGCCTTTATGTTTCCGTGTCATGCGAGCGATTCGATCATATCCACTAGAATCATGAAATTGGCAGGCATGTTCATTAGGATAAGGTTTCAATTCCATTTTGATTTCCGGCTTTTTTTTCAGTGGGCAATCTGCGCACTTAATCTCGGTTATAAGAGCTTTCGGATCCATTCCAAATGTCACGATTCCTATTTCCCATACCCTGAGCTCCTTCAGTGCCCGAATATTGTCATCCATCTCCCATTTGACCGCATCGTATCCAATCGAGAGTTGTCTGGCGACTCGCTTTGTCTTTTTCATCAGGGCATGAAGCTCCTTGGCACGCTGGACATCAAGTACAAGTTGGCCTTTGATTCTCAGGCCGATTTTATCTTCCTCGCCAGTTGCTTCCCCGACCGGTTCCTTCAAGTCATGATACCAATGGAGCGGGATGTTCGGGTTCTCCTGGAGTGTCTTTACGAAAGCCCCGGGATCTATTCTGTCGCCCCCAAGATCAGAATCTTTTCCTTTCCTAAAGATAGCGGCATAGCCTTCGAATGTTCCATCTTCCTCAAGTTTTTTTAATTCGAAATCAAAAACTTTGTATTCCATTCTTGTTTTCCTCAAAATTAATCATCCTGATAGTCTCACGAAAATTGTTAGAGCCGGAACAATCATTATCATTGTGCAACCGTCCTCTTTGCTTCGATCATATAAGTTCCATCTGAAACAAAACCTAGGATAAAATACTTTCCTGAGACTGTTCCAGTCGCCAATGTTCCTGTAGATTTAAATCCTGTTCCAAAGGTCATTGTATAAGATGTTGTCCCACTTGTAAGGATAATAAGTTGGACATGAACGCCGGCGGCTGCCACGGTAGTCGTAAAAGTTCCGGTTGCATTTGGCGTGACCTTAACACAGGAATTTGTTCCGAAAGCTAAAGTTAAAGTTCCAGCTGCCAAGGCAGCATAAAACACGCCACCAGTGGCCTGCTTCGGAACGTTCTCGGCTTGGACTGTCATTTATTAAACCGCGACGTCGTCATAATCCGCCTTAAATTTTCCGTCCGCCTGTCTCTCAACAGAAATGACCTTGAATTGGCCAGTTGTGGGACTTGTTTTGACGTAGCCGCGTGCTGTGTCAGCCATTGCATCGAGGCTGGCCTTTGCTTGGCCGGCTGCGATCTGTGTGGCTGCAACAGAGGCGGCAGCGGCTAATTCGTTCGCTGTAAGTTTATTGGCATCTGTTTCGGCGGTCAATTTTGCCTTGATAGCTCCAGTGGCAATCTTGGCAGCTGCTACTTCACCGTCAGCAATCGGTCGGGCTGCAGCCGCAACAGACGAGGCCCGAGTAATTTGTGCCGTAGCGGAATTTACTTTTCCCACAATTTGGTCGTCCGTATAGGATACGGCATTCGGGTCCAAAACTATACTTTGAATAGCCATTTAAACCTCCTATGGATTTACCGCGTCATCATATTTGATAACCAGTTTCCCATTATTATCCACATAGATATTAGTAACTTTATGACAGTTTACTGGTGGCACGCTAAATGGTTCGGCACTTTCGCCTTTATCACCCTTAGGGCCTTGATCTCCGGCATCTCCTTTTGGACCGGGCGGCCCTTGAGCGCCTTGTCCGATGTTCGCCAAATCTACCTCAACTTGAGATAGACGTTCTTCGATCTCGCCATCGGGCAATATTGTTGGCCTTGTTCCGTCGCTCATATTATTTCTTAATAGCTCACTATGGCATTACAATTTTCTATATAATTGGAGTTATCGTTATTTATGATCCGGGACAGACGTATATGAGAAATCCCATAAAAATTAACTGGCAAAGTTTTACTTACGGCCTCGGCTACCGCATCCTCGTTTGTCCTAACCCGGATTCTTAAATAATAAGCGCTTGACCAGATATTTGTGAGACCATAACTTACTTGGAATTCAAAATCAATCGTAGAAAGTGATCCCGATTCTCGATTAAATATGACAGTGATAGCGCCCACTTTCTTTCTGATTGAAATTTCGCGTGATACAAAATTCACAAAGTTATTTTTTATTTCGGAAGGGTCAATAGAAATGCCTTCTTTCAAGAATTCAGATATATAAGATATTAGCGCCATCATTCTTCCCCTATTTCGGGATAGGTCCCGCATAAGCAGTTGCATATGTTTCCGGCGGACCCTTTCGGATCCCCCGGATATTGGAGCTCCTCTCCGCCCACGATGAATGCCTCCTCAAGGAGTATCGGGTTATCCGAGTACCTCCGGTCCGCATCCATGTGTTCCTGGCGCGAATCCTTGACAAACGAGCAGAGCCAGCCCTTGCGCTCGACGAACGGCATCTGCTTATAACCCTCGAGGTTGCCATAGTTCTCGACTTTTCCAGTCTCCGTTCTTGCGATCCGCTCCGCCCTCGAGATTGAGAGATCCTTGAACTTCTCCCAGAGTTCATGGCTGAGATCTTCGACTGTCCAGTCCTCGGCCTCCGCCTTCTCGATCATTTCGAGCATCTTCTTGACGGTCTCTTCGTTTATATACTTTGCCGAGTTCATGACTAGGCGCTCGAGCTCTTCCTTAAGCTCTTGCGTGAACTCGAATCGACCGGCCTCCTTCATATCCTGAGCGATATCATAGAGTTTGCCTTCCGACACATCCATCCCGGCGTCGCCAGCTTTCTTGAAGAACCAAAGATAGTGTGGCATAAACGTCTTGATATATTCCTTCATCTCCTTGTCCTGGGAGAAAAGTTCAGTCTTGTTGATATATACTAGGCCGGTGGCCTGCTCTATTTTCTCCCTGATCTCCCTAGCCTGTTTTCTAAGGAAGGACTCGACCCTCGACTTGAATGACTTCTCTTTGGCGGTTATCCTTGAAACAAAGTTTTTCCAAAGGAGATCCTTTCGCTCAGGTACTTTCCAATAGCCTTTTGTCAAAAGTGCCTTTTTTATTTCGATTTTCTTTTTACTTTTGCCTTGTAGGCTAGGCAAGGTCACAGGGGTCAATCCCATCGGGATATAGATGACATTGCCCGCCTCTCCAATTTCCGAATATCCACAAGCAGCTAATTTCTGATTTAAACTTAGCCACCAGGCTTGTGCCATCCTATTATAGGCTTCATTGCGTTTTTGCTGTAAGGCGTCTATTTGGTCAAGATTAAGATCGAGTAATAAATTGTCCCCAAATTTCGGCGTGAGCCAATTATTCAACTCATCCCGCACCCAGTATGCCAAGGGGATGATCGTTTCCATGTAGAGGGCGAGGCGAGCTTCCTGATAATTCGAATAGGTTTTATTTTCCGAATCCCCTATAAGTTCAGGTGCAATTCCATAAACACGGCAGATCTTGCGCGTGGTCATTTTATCCGCATTTAGCCAGTCCATGTCATGCGGCGATATTGAGTTCTGTTTCCAGTCGATATCCCCGCCCGCAAGAATTAACGGCTCCCCAGCCTTTTCTGATCCGGAATATTTCTCTTTTATGCGTTTTGCCACGATATTAAACTCGTCTTCTTCCAGTTTCCCCTTGATAATGAATGCTCCTGGGGGACGGCAGTCGTTTTTCAAAAGGTTCGCATTCCACTCCTGAGCGAGAATCGAGATATCGATTCCCCTCATGGCAACTTCCATCGGACTCAATCCATAGAAGTCATTAGTGGGATGAAAGAACTTTAAGTGGAGGATTTCGTCGAAGTTAAAATCCGTCTTTTCTCCTCCAACCGTATATCTGTAACCTTGGATGAACTGCTTCGAGTTACCAGCAAGTACCTGCATTCGATCTGGCCGGAGTGCATAAAGTTCTTTTGGCGGGCCACTATTTGGCCCGACTGATTCGATATAACTATTTCCTGCAATGAGTAAGAACCTGATTGCCCTATCGATGAACTTCTTGCCGCCGTCCTGCGGATTCGGTCGCCTCATAAGGTCCAAAAGCTTGTGGATTTCAACCTCCTTGCGACTTCCATCTTCCTGCTTCTGATAAAGAAGCCATGGAATCTGTGCTGTTGTCTCCGCAATTAGTTTTATGCAGGCGTAAGCATCCATACATGATTGATATCCGGCCCTGGCAAATCCCGCATAATCTTTTTTGGTCCAGATGACCTTTTCGGCCATCGTCATCAAGATTGCGCCCCAGGTCCGGCTCTGCTTCTTAAGAAAATTAAATATGCTCATGCTACTCTTATCTCTAATTTATGATGCAGTTTCCAATTAGCCAATGCCATGGCGATGACACAATCGTCATGATATCCTTCGGGTGCTGAATAATGTACAAGGCCTGACTGCCCTATCTGGTATTCAAAGATCTCGAGCTCATTTGTTTGCACGGGATCATCCAGAATGTTAATTATCTTCTTCTCAAAAGAAAGCATAAGGAATTCAATGAGTTTTTTCTTTGAATCGAGTGTAAATTTATATCCTTCAATATTGAGGCCGGCTCGCAAAAGATCATCATAAATGGGATCCCCGATCCCAGTTGAATCAATCAAAGCTTGGGCCTTATATTTTTGGCAGATCATGATGATTCGTTGCTTTTGGACCGCCCAATCAAGGATATTAAAACGATCAAAAAATACTTGATTTGATTTATTATCCAAAATCGAAAGCACGGTAAAATCTGTGAGCCGCGCAATATCAAGACCAGCATAATATCTTTTTCCTTCTTTCGGATCTTCCGGTTTGGAATTGGCGCATTCCCTGACATTCCTGAATACTCCGGCCTGGTTTTCAAGGAACTCGGCCAGATATTCTTGGCTGAATACATCCATGGGAAGGCTTTGCCTCGCCTGCTCAATATCATCAGCAGGAACCTTTGGGTTATCTGAAGTCGGGAATTTCCAGGATTTAAACGCTTGTTGCAGGGGATCCTTTCCTCTGGTCCAGAGATCATAGAACCAATTTTTCCCTTTGGGAGTTGAGAGAAAAAGTACGCGGCCCGCCGTATCGGAAATCGCCGGCCTTATTATTTCCTCAAAAACCTCTCTTTTAACTCTAGCCGCCTCATCCACCACGACTCTTTTCAATCCCTCGCCACGCAAATTCTCATAATTGTCGGCGCTTTTAAATTCCAATGACACGCCATTGACAAATTCTATTCTTAGTTCCGTATCGGATTTTGATTTTATAGCTTTATCAGCTCCGCCCTTTTTAGCAGCACTCAAAAGCCGGCGATATGCCATTTTGCTTTGAGCATAAATCGGTGCTATCCACCAAATTGGCCCACCTTCTTTACAGGCACCTTCAAGCGCCCAGTTTAAGCCAACCAAAGACTTGCCCCAGCGTCGGCCGGCGTCAACCGTGAGAAATCGATTAGGAGAAGAAAATATTTCTTTTTGAGTTTCGCGCGGAGAAAAGCCTATGATCTTCATTCTTTTCCATTCATTCCATTTTCATTGCCAAAATCGAAGCTTAAAAGATGAGAAATCTCTCCACTATGGCTCACATCAAGAGAGATAAGTTTAGGAAAAATATCTGAATAAAAAATTGTCTTATTTTTTTCACTTTTTCTGGCCCAGGTTTCCATACCTTTCCATCCACCGAGAGCTTCAAAAACCTTTTCGATATTTTCTTTGGCTGTCCGTTTAAATTTATTCGGCACACCTTTTGGTCGCCCAGGTCCAGGAATCGGAAGTCGGCTTGCCGGATTTGCTTTATCAATGGTTTTTGTAACCTGCTTCATCTTTCTATTTTCACCTTTACTTCATCTTCAGCCGACATGATTCGATTTAATCCGGCGATTGTCTCTTCATCAGCATTGAACTCTAAAAGCAATCTGCCTCCTCGATCCAGAGATATAAGCGATTTAATTTCTAACTTTTTCATGAGCGCGGAAAATTTAATTTCCATTAAGTTTTCTTTCTATTCGTTCGATGCCTTTTTCGACATTTTCGGTTCGAGCTTCAAGGTTAGCTAATCTTTCCCCATGTTGAGCACATGGATGATATGAGCTAGTTGGATTCCCTTTTTTCTTTCCATTTTTATTTTCGATGATCTTAAATGCTATCAATACTGCCTGGACAAGCGTGAGAATAATTAACCACGCGTATTTTTCGAACATTATTTTTTATTCCCAAAGAGCAGATAAAGACCTCCGGCCGTCACGGCTACGGCAAAGCCCCCGATCGAAAATTTGAGCCATTTCGCCTGCCGCTCTGATTTCTTGAGAATATCGGCATAGGAAATTTGGATTTGGCTATATTTTTGCTTGATTTCATCACATGTCTTCAAGGCATTTTCGTCATTGATTATAGCGGTATTAAGCGAATTTATTTGTTTATCTTTGCCTTCGATTATTTTAAGCAGGATTGGTTCTTTTACCAAAGTAAAATAATCTGCATCCGAGAGTCGAAGCAAATTTTTCTTTGCTCCCATCAAAGAAAATTGAACTCCAAAACGATTCTTCCAAATATCGGTTTCTGAAAGTGATAGTTTTGCCCTTGTCTCAATCAATACTTCATCGGCGGTCATCTTTTCAATTAGTCCCTTTTGCTGCTCATTCTCGATTTTTATTTTTTTGAGTTGTTCTTCGAGCTCCTTATTTACCTTTGCCTGTTTCTCCGCATTTGCCTTTTCGATCATAGCAGCGTTCATCCAGTTCAGTTGCGCTTCATTCAGGTTCTTGATATCTGATTCACTCTGTTTTAGTTTCTCCTCAAAATTCTGTTTCTCCACTTTGTAGGCGGCACTTTGCCTAAGATTTTGAATAAAACTCAAAAGTATAATGAGAATAAGAATGCCTATTATCAGCCAGGCAAATTTTCTCAGCTGATCTAGGATTTTATTTATCAACCGTTTGCCCTCCAATTTCAGAATTAAATCTCTCTGTTTTTTGCGCAAGACGTTTGCCCGCATATCCACCAAAGATCAGGCCGACGGCAGTCGAGAATGTGGTATATGGTGAATTTGGATAGAAGGTAGTCCAGATGAAGCCTATGAAGATCAACGCAAGGACGATCAGGAAGGCTTGCCAGGTTCGGATTGTCGCCTTCATTTCTTATGCCTCTCCATAAAGCCAGATTACGTTTTGAGGCAGCGTCTTTGAAACATCGACATGAAGAAAATTTTTGCCGATTCCGAATCTTCGGATGCCCAATGAATAAAATACTTTAATTAACGAAAATCTTTCCTCGGCAAAATAGCAACGAAGATCAACGGCTTCACCAATACAATGAGCAGAATTCGGAACGCCACCAACTTCTTGATTATGTTTTTGGCAGCGATAACCGGAATCTATTATGATCGGCCTTTGTATAAGCAATCTGGCAGATTCAAGAATACTCAAAAGGCCGGAATCGATATAGACTTTTCCGCAGCAAGGACAGGTAAATTCTTGATCGCTAAAAAATGATTTTTTAGATTCTTCTGCAGTGCTCGACATTCTGCGTTCAAGATA